CTAATGTTTTTATTGCAGACCAACTTAGAGTAGGTCACGATGCATTTGTTAAGATGTTGAAAGAGTCGTTGGAATCTGAAGTTGTAGAGGCTAAAGAAGAGTAATGATTATAAGGAAGTGTAGTCAGGGTCATCATATTAGACTCCATAGAAATACGACTAAAGGTTTAACTCGTATAAAAAAATATCCAGATGGATCTACAGAGACTCTGACTTACCCTTCGTCTTATGATTATTTTGTAGACGTAGATGGAACTATAGTAAAGAAAAGCAACAGTTTAAGAGTAGCTGAAGAGTTTTATGTAACAGAATGTGCAAAAAAACATGGCGATGGTCATGGTAGGTTAAAAGCAGGAGTCCATCATTTAATAAACGGAATAGCTACAAGTCAAAGCGATTATCCTTCTGATTCTAATACAAAAGATGAAATTAAAGAATTTTATGATTTTCGCAATATTGCTTACAAGTCTAATGAAACTAAAGCAGAGTTGTTGTCTAGGATATATTATAAATATGACAATGATCACAATATAGTTTCAAAACATTTAAAGAAGGGTTAATTATGGGACAAGGAATACAAAAGTATACAGCAGCTGAAGCTACTGCTTTATTAATAGGTCAATTAGGATTTAATGTTATAGCAGAGCATGACACTAATTATTCTACTCCAAGTTCTAATAATTGGGTAGCGATACAAGCTTTAGGAAAAGATAGTAGTGGTACTACAGAGTTTTTAAAATTAAAGGTTACTTCTAATATAGGCGATGATATAACCTCTGCATTCTTTTATTTAATGGCTGGTGAAATATTATATGGTAATTTTGCTAGCATACTAAATCATACAGATTCAAATGCGATATGCGTAGCTTACAGAGGATAAGAAGGGTTAAAAGATTGCATAGAAAATTTGCAATAAAAGAAGAAATTGGTATGTTTAAAAAATTTGTCAATTGGTTTAAACAAAAAATAATGAGGCAAAAATGAAAACTCCATTAAACACTTTAGTTCAATGGCAATTAAAAACTGGGCAATTAGATGCTTGGACTTCTTATCATATTGCTGCAGGTGCTTTTTTATGTAAAATATTTCAATGGCTTGGATGGTCTGATTTATGGTGCGTTTTAGGCGTGCTTATAGTTGGTATAGCTTGGGAAATATTTGAATGGTATATAGAGAATTACAAGCCTTATGTGACTAAAGAAAAATGGGCTTATAACACAATGGCTGATATAGTAGTAGAAACAGGCATTGCTTGGTGGATGGTATTATGATAATAATAAATAAAGTTAAGTATGAAATTTCGACATCTTATAGTATTCCTATTAATTATATTTATATTGACAGGGTGTGATTCTGGATGGTCGGTATGTGGCTGGGAAGTTAAGTGAGTGGAAAACCAGATACAGCTAGAAGTTATCGCACTGCCATTCTTGATGATAATGCCATTGTTAGTATTAATCTTAAATGGTTGGGTCAAATTTGTGTTTTGGTTGCCTGTCTTGTCTATGGATATTGGCAAATTGAAACAAGGATTAGAAGCCTTGAAGATAACATTGTTATTGCGAATGAACAAATTGGGGATTTACTTAATAAACATATCGTGGAAGAAAGGGCTCAGAGAGAAGAGTTGGCAGAAAAAGTAAAATTTTATGAAAAAGAACTTAATTTAAACCCATTAAGTTGGGGTAAGAAAAAGCGGAAATAATATGGATTTTATGGCAGTATATGGCGAAGCAGGGATGATAGGCGTTGTGGGTGTAATGTTTGTCTATCTAGTAATGTCTTTATCTAAAAAAAGTGAAGCACAACAAGAAGCTTTGGAAAATTTAAAAGTAGAAAACAAAGGTCAATCTGAGACTCTTGAGAATATGGAAGGAATGGTTATCAAATTAATAAATAGATGGAATCAATCTGATGACAAGTTAGATAGAAAATTTGATGCTCTTACTAAAGAAATAAATGATTTAGATAATCAAGTCTCAAGAATTGATGGTTCACTATCAAGAATAAATGGAAAGCACTAATGCCTGCACTAGATGATTATAGAAATAAAGATTTGTATGCTATGATGGTAAAGCTTGATGAACGTCAACGTACAATATTTCATATGCTTGGAAGAGTTGAAAAACACTTAGAAAAGCTTAATGGGAAAGTAGACAATCACGAAACTGCTATAACAAAATTGCAAACAATAGGAACAGTAGCTGTGATTAGTATGCCGATAATAATAAACATAATAATGAGGATAATCGAATGGACTTAAAATCAATGTTAGTAAAGCTTGCTGAAGAGCAGGCAGAAAAGATGCGTGAAGAAGCTGTAAGTCATCTTGGTTCTGATGAAATGGCTGAACAAATAGCTACAGCTATAAACAAAAGAATAGACATACCTTTTGTTAGTGAAGATAAAGAACAAATTTTTTTTGAAAAAATAGTTGATGTAGTTACTGACATCATAGAAGGCTTGTTTAAGGGTAAGTAGATGTTAGCAATATTATTATCATTAACATTATCTGAAGAAATAGATAGTACTAAAATAAAAAAAACAACCCATCCTTCTTACAATGTAATGGCTTATAACACTGAAGACGTTAAAAGAAAAAAGAAGAAGAAAGGCAAGAAGATGTCTGGTAAAGGTAAGAAAAAGAAGAAAGGTTTTTTCTCAAAGGTATTTGGGAGTAAATAATGCCTACAAAAAAAGCTAAGAAAAGATACAAAACTCCTGCTTGGCAAAGAAAAGCAGGTAAAAATCCTAAAGGTGGTTTAAATGCAAAAGGTAGAGCTTCTGCTAAAAGACAAGGAAGTAATCTAAAAGCACCTCTTAGCAAAGGCACTAGCCCAAGAAGAGTAAGTTTTGCTGCAAGGTTTGCAGGTATGAAAGGCCCTATGAAAGACTCAAAGGGTAGACCTACAAGAAAAGCATTGGCTTTAAAAAAGTGGGGATTTAGTTCTGTAGCAGCAGCTAAAGCTTTTGCCAATAGACACAAAAAGAAAAAGTAGGAATACTATGCCAAAGAAAAAGAAGAAAGGTTTGTATGCAAACATACATGCAAAACGTAAACGAATTAAAGCAGGTAGTGGTGAAAAAATGAGAAAGAAAGGTGCAAAAGGAGCACCAACTGCAGCAAATTTTAAACGAGCTGCTAAAACAGCTAAAAAAAGAAAACCAAAGAAAAGGAGATAACTATGCCACGTGGTAAAGGTACATACGGATCTAAAAGAGGTCGTCCACCAAAGAAAAGAAAGGTAAAGAAAAATGCCAAAGTTCGGAAAAAGAAGTAAAGATAGATTAAAAGGCGTTGATGCTAGGCTTGTCAATGTTTTAAATGAAGTTGTAAAGTACTTTGATATTACAGTAATAGAAGGGCTTAGAACTCAAGAACGTCAAAATGAATTAGTTGCTAAAGGTTTAAGTAAAACTAAATTTGGAAAACACGTTCAAGGTAAAGCAGTTGATATTTCGCCATATCCGATAGATTGGGACGCTAGGGATGACTTCCATTACCTTGGTGGTTTTGTGCTTGCTACGGCAGCTTCTATGGGCGTTAAGATACGTTGGGGAGGCGATTGGAATGCTAGTTCTTTGTTTAAAGGTAAGCGCACAACAAAAGACAATAAATTTGACGACCTTGTGCATTTTGAATTGTTGGATTAGATGAAAAGAGCTATAGTAATACCAGATCAACATTTTCCAATACATGACGAACAAGCTATTGGAGTTACGTTAAAAGCTATTGAATACATTAAGCCTGATATATTTATCAATCTTGGAGATGTTGGAGAATGGGATTCTGTTTCTGCTTGGAGATTTAAAGGCAAGCGATTACCTAATCTTGAGCATCAACTTATAGATGTTGATAAAGAAATAGAAGCTGTTAATGCAGGAATTGACATGTTTGACAAAGTATTAGATAAAGTTAAATGTGAAGAACGTTATATACTTGCAGGTAATCATGATGAATGGTTAGACCATTTTGTAGATAAACATCCATATTTAAAAGGCTATAAGTTTAAAGATGCATGTAGGTGGATAGAACGTGGTTATAAATATTATGCATACAATAAACCTTTAAAAATAGGTAAGGTTAATTTTATACATGGAGCATATGCTACAACGTATCATGCTAAAAAACATTTAGAAGCTTATGGGTCAAACATAGTCTATGGACATACTCACGATATTCAGAGACATAGCTTGACTAAATTAGATTCTGGTACAATAGCAGCATGGTCAATGGGTTGTTTAAAAGACATGTCTCCAAAAAAGAATGAATGGTTAAAAGGCAGACTGCATAACTGGAATCATTGTTTTGGTATTATAACATTTTTTGATAGCCCTAAAGGTAATTTTCAAATGGAACAAATTGAAATAGTAAAAGGTCAATGTACTATATGGGGGAAAATATTTAATGCCTAAGCAATTGCATGAAATAAAGCATTTTAACAAAGGAACTCATTTGACAGCAACAGATACTGATATTCCTGAGAATGCTGCTAGTTCTAGTTTAAACATAGATCCTATGGCTAAAGATGGAGTCTTAAAAGGTATAAATAAAGATTTAATAAAATACTATAGAGATTCTGGAGATACTGCAAGAATTACATTTAATGGAGATCAAGCTAATGGGTCAACTACTTTAAATACATCTTCTACAACTACTTTTGACACTAGCGGAACAATTGTTTTTACAGATAGTAAAGGCTATGTACAACAACTTACTTATGGTGGAAAAACAGGTACTTCACTAACAATTGTTAGTGGTTGGAGATCGAATCAAGGAAGTGCTGTAGATGGTAATACTTTGTATATGGTAGCTGGTGCTCCTGATAATTTTATATCTCATTCTTCTGGTATGATAAACAATAATAACCAAAGACATTTAGTATATTTTGATGATACAGATGACAAAATCAAAAAAATTGATTATATGTATTCTGAGAATAATCAAGGTGCTCCTTTATTAGCTACCGTTTCTTCAAGCACTGAACAGGTTACAGGCAGACCATCTTTTGTTACTAATAACAAAGAAGTACATATTGGTATGGGAGACGGAGAAAACGACAAGCCTTTATGGTGTGGAATTATTGGGCATGGTCAGTTTGGTTCGTCTGCTCCTAGTGATTTGCAATTAGAAGATGCTGAATTAACATCTCCTAGCACAATGCCACCTTTTGATAAAATAATAAAGATAGGTTCTTTTATATACGGAGCCCAAGATGGAGATACAAAAGTATATTCTTATGGAATAGCTAATGGACTTTTTAAAGCTTCTAGTTTTGATATATTTTCTAGTATTGTTTCTATAGCTTATCACGATGCTGATAGTTTTTGGGTTTTAGACAAAGTTTCTTCAACTGTTGCAGAGTTAAAGCTGGTAGATAAAGGAAGTTTTGAAGTAACGCAAACATCTACTATAACTGGTATACAAAATCAATTACCTAGTGCAAGCGATACCAGTACAGCATTTGCTACTTGGTTTGATTCTAGTACAATAGCTGGTGGTGCTGATTTTATTACAGATTTAATAGAAACATCTGGTAAAATATGGTATCTTAGAGGATGTGGTGTTACAAAACGAACTCCGTCAACAGCTATGATTAAAAAGCGTTTTTTATTTAGAAGTGATATACCTACTACTACTGGAGATCTTACAGTGTATGATGTATCTCCAATGTTAGAAAAAAAT